CACAGGAAACTCAAAAGGTTATGCCTACTGTCGAACACGCTACTGAGTCTGCTCCAGTAGCGAGTACCACTAAATCTGATGACGTTAATTTTGACGAAATCTAAGTGGTTACTAGGGAGGAGGTTTCTAATCCTTCCCTCCTCCCCTTTTTTGAGGGCAGAAAATGATAGAAAAAACAAAATCGCAATGGGCAAAATACTGGGCAGATAAGGGTTTTAGTGTCATCCCAGTACACTATGTTAAAGAAGATGGAAGCTGTAGCTGTGCTATGGGCAAAGCGTGTCCAAGTCCAGGTAAGCATCCAGCGCATACAAAATGGAAAATATATCAAGATAAGAAAGCTGATGAACACACTTTGGATATGTGGTTCAAAGGTCGGTTTGAGAAATATAATATTGGAGTCGTTACTGGTAAAGTCAGCAATAATATTTTTGTTGTTGATGTAGACGTTGGCGATGGTAAAGATGGGGACGATAGCCTTAATACTTTGCAGTTAAATAATGATGATTTACCAGAAACATTAGAACAAATTACTGGATCTGGAGGTAGGCATTATTTCTTTCAAGCTCCAGAAAACCATCAAATACATACTGGTGCAAACACTCTTGGATCTGGTATAGATACTAGGGGCGAGGGTGGATTTGTTGTCGTTGCACCAAGTATTCACAAATCTGGTGGCACATATAATCTTGTAGAGCAAGAAACTGTAGTACATACAAGTCCAAATTGGCTTGCAGATTTATCTAGTGAAAGTCATTTCCAAACGAATGGAACTGGAAATGGACTCAATGGTGCTGTAAAAGATAGATGGGGCGATCTGGTTGATGGTCGAGAATCCTATATGGTTACTGTTATACTGGGATCTATACGAACATGGTACGCAACAAAAGGCAATCTGCCTACATTACAAGAATTAGTAGATGAAGCGTATCCAACATACGAAATGAGAGCAAAAGCAAGAGGAGATAACTTAGATCAAGATGGTCGAGGTTTGGATCTTTTTACTTATAAATGCAAATATCAGCTAAAACGTGCCAAGAATGACCAGTTAAAGATACTGCATAATGTTGTTCCTGGATCAGAAGATTCGTTGCCGAATGGTCTATCCTCCCCTAGTGCAACGGATAGAGAGGGGGGAAGTCAGTCTGCCCAAACAAAATCCCCCCTCGTCATAGCTGATTGGGGCGTTAAAAGATTTATTGGCGAAGCACCAGAACAAGAATGGCTTATAGAAAACATACTGCCAAGAGGTATACCAGGACTCATTGCAGCAATAGGTGGGCTAGGTAAGTCTTATATAATGCTTGATCTGGCTATGAAAGTTGCTGGAGGAGATCGAGGGATGCACCAAGAAACAGCTTTAGGAGGTAAGGTTGTTAAGAATGGTAAGGTTGTTTTCCTGGGGGCTGAAGATAGTGCCAACAGTTTGCATAGACGTATACAGAATATAGCTGGAGTCAACTTACTGGATCGTGCTAATGGAAACTTATTTGTTGTGCCTATGCCAGACGCTGGAGGAGTCGTACCATTTATACAAAGTGTGATGGGTCAGTACACCAGTACCATCCAGTACGAGAATATTAAGAAGCAACTTGTAGATATGGATAACCTATCTTTGGTTATTATCGATCCATTACAGGCGTTTGCTCACGCTGATATCAATACAGATCCAGCAGCAGCTCAGTTTTTTTGGTCTGAAATGGCTGAATTATGCTCTGTAACTGGTGCTAACGTGCTTGTTGCCCATCATATGCGTAAAGAGGGTACGTTTAATATAAAGAAATCTGTGCAAGCTAGAGAGTCAATACGAGGTACAACAGCATTAGTCGATGGCGCAAGATGGGTTTATGGACTCTGGCAAATGCCAGAAAGTGAAGAAATAGTTGTAGCGCAGAAACTTGGTTTTGAGTCTGGTATCGGTAATTGTGTAATGGGTGGAATAGTAAAGGTCAACGATCAAGCCGATAACAGTACAAGAGCGTTTGTAAGAGATGAAAATGGACTCCTTGTAGACAGAACAATGGAGGTAGATCATATACTGGTTGCGTCAGCGAAGCTCGATAAACACCAAACAGCAACAATATTTGATGAAATAGAGAAGCGATGGGGAACGGAAGAACCATTCTCCCTGGCTATGAATACGCATAGATCATTGAAAGCATATCTTGTTAAAGAGTATGGTATGCCGAAACGATCAGCAAGTGGGTATGTCGATGCGTGGATGGATCAAGGATTCATAGAAAATCAAGTCCATACAGCAAAGACGAAAGTAAAAGGTATTCGTGTAATTAAAAAACCAGATCAACCAAATTGGGGATGAGTATGACAGAAACATTTAAATTAAGAAAATACCGAACCACTATCTATGAACACACTTGTTCAGATTGTGGTGAGGTTATCGATTTCAAAGCTGGATCACGCCAGGGATACAAAAAGGACGGCAAAAATATATGTTCTTTTTGTCATAAAGGTAGACGCATAACTAAGCCTACCGATCCTGGGGATTATGAGGGAACACCAGTTTAATGCTGAAAATCATTACATATACTATGTATTTTATAACAGTAACAGATATCGAAGATCCAAAACTAGAGGTACATAGGTTAGCATTTGACAATCATGCCGAGTGTGTAGCGTTTGCAAAGCAGATAAATCAGATCAGAGATCCTATTGTCAGAAAGAAAAACTGTCGTAGCGTACACTCATTTTACTGGAATCTACCATGAGAGATAAAATAGATAGAGTACAAGAAGCTTTAACAAGATGGGCGTACCTGGAACTAAAAGATATGGATGAAAGAAATGCTCCAGAGGAAGTTAAACAAAGAAGAAAATACCATCTCAAAGTATTCAATGAGTTTAATGAAATAATTAAATGTGTCTGGAATGGCGAAACAGATATGCACCCAGAATGGGTTAATTATAAAGTTTGGGATCACATTTTCGGCACTTCCGTTAGCGAAAGTGAAAGGGGGGAAGACGCAAAAAAGGCGAAAGTAAAGGGGGTCAATGCCCCAAAAAGGCGAAAGTAATGTGTTATACAGCTTTAAAAATACAAGAAAGTACAGGAATTTGGGCGAAAGTAACGGCGAAAGTAATCCCCTTATACCCCATAGTATTACTTTCGCTAAACGAAAAGTGTAATACATATGGAGTCTAGGATATGAGATCGAACAGAAATAGATACAGCGATATCAAAAAGATTAATAATTATAATACTAAGCTGGAATCTAAAAATAAGAGGTACGAAGTACATGAAGCAATAGTTGCTACCCTGGAAGATGTGGCTCTTAGACTCGTCCAAAGATGGGGAAAAGGTAAGCTAGAAAGATTAGCTTCTCCTCAATTAGCTGTTGCCTTCCAGCAAGCTAAACAGAACTATGAAAATGCAACACTAGAAAATGATGTGAATTACATAGCTCAGAAAGCAAGGAATCTTATACAAGGTTGGCAAGCATTAGAGAAGTACGCTAAACAGCAAGGACATAAACCAGAGCCATCAAAGATCTGGTACGCAATCGCCCCAATAGAACTAAATGCTTTTACTTACGCAATCGTAAGAGAATCTTCTGATAGGCAATTTGTCGATAAAGAATCAGCCGATAGAGTCTACACAATTGACGAAGTTGCATGGATTCTTCACTCATTTGAGAAAAACAATAAGGCAGCAACCGAGGTAAAAGATTTATTCTCTGGGTCGGAGATCGTGAGTATTGGTACTGGAGAGTATGATAAGTATGGAAAAGAAATAATTAAAGGTGCAAAGAAAAATGAAAAACAAGAAGACAGATACGCAGACCTTGATGACGAAATCCCCTTTTGAAAAGGTTAGCTATAGAGCAAAATTTCTTCAACAAGTAGAGGAATTAATCTGTAATGAGCGCAATAAATCTTATGGAGAGCCTTACAAAAATATGGATACTACAGCAAAAATTATGCAAGCGTACCTGGGTAATAGGACTGGAGATTCAATAGCAGCAAGTGATGTTGCTATTTTTGGAGTCATATTAAAATTAGGAAGATTAGCAAAAGATCCAGAACATTTGGATTCCTTGCTCGATATAGCTGGATATATCGCTATTGCTTATGAATGTGTAATGAAAAAAATAGAAGAGGGATCTGGGGACGCTGGAGCATCCCCAGAAAATTAAATTTATACTTCCAGTTCTGTTGTTGGCAATCTGTTGAAGTCTTCAATATCCATATCAAGCCAGAAACGTCCTTTGCCGTAATCGATCTCGGCTCTTATTTCATGGTCATTATGGATAAAGTGCATACCAATAGGATATTTAACGCCATCAGACAAAATTTCTTTGTATGCCCTGGGGTATATTGAACGATTTTTATTAAGCTTAATTGCTTTGTTATTTATTCGTACAATGTCCTTTTTTGTCATATAAGTTACTTTCATCTTTGTAGCTCCTCTGCATTTAAAAATTCTAGCTCATAAGAGCCCTTATAAAGCACAGCGCGTTTAATACACTTACCATCTACATAGAAACGGAACTCTTTATCTCCGTTTTCGTTTTCTCTGTGGGTGGTCGAGTGATCTAAAAATTTATGGCTATTCCTGGATGACGTTCCGACTCTTACCGATACATCCCCAGTGTTTTTAACTCCATAGCTTTTTTTAGAATTATAGATACACGCTGTAATTATATTCCAGATCGGATATTGTCTACTCATTTTGCTACCTCATTTCCTTTGATCTGGTTTACCTCACATTTGTATAATATTTCGTAATATACAGGATCGTCTTTATTAAGCCTTTCTTTCGCTGGTGTAAGGTCTTCTTCATCGAAAGAAAAAGGTAACAATTGATAAAGTAATTTATCTAAGTATTTCCTGGATGGCTTTTTGTCGAATAGCTCAACAAAATCTTCCTCGCCAGCTTCCCTGTACTGGAAAACCCAAATTTTCTTTTTCATGTTATAATCCTTTTGTTAATAAGTAGGACAAAAAACATAAACCAATTACCCCACTCACAATTAATAAGTCTGCTATTATTTTCAAATTTCTGCTCCTATCAGACTAAATGGTACTGCCATCATCAGTTATTATTGACCATCAATAATAAGACCAGGGGAATAGATCCCCCTGGTTTCGGCTTAATTAGTCTGAATGACCTCTTGCAACAATTAACCAAGCTGAAATTAATTGGTTTGGTGTATAGAGATCTAATATAGATTGTCCTTTAAGCTTTGGATAGTTGGGAACTCTTTTAATTAAAGTTTCTCTGACCATTGCGTCAGTGATTTTTAAAGCTTCTATCCAAGTCATTGTTGGATCAACAAGGTTTGTATTAGCCATTAGACAAACTCCGTAGGCTTCCTGGGTAATCTGTCCAAAACTCCCATTTGTCCCAGTACTGCTAAACTCTGTCGATCTCCTAGCCAGGTTATACGAGCTAAAACACCTTGTTTAGTCCATAAGCAGTTTGTATTGTCCCCATCGTCATCAATGGCAAAAATTAAACCTTTACCGGCAAGGACTTGACCAGTGAACCTATTAAACCAAAATCTTTGTTCGGTTTTGAATAGACCTTCATCATCGACATAAACTGAATGTTGAATTTTAGTTTCCTTCCCATCTCTCTTTACTGTCCTGGGGAAAAAATCAGCTCTGTCCATTGGTCGAGCATCGATGGCTTTGTAAATAGCTTCGTTCCCCTTATCTACTCTTAGGTCTTCGATCTGCTGTTTGAATGGATCTACAAGAACGGCTCTTAACGAATTATCGTCTATTACAATTGATT